TCGATCTTGGTGCCAATACTGTAGGCGTACTTCGCCGACTCGTAGCCGAGCCCCGCCGCCGCGTCCTGCTTGGCCGTGTAGGCCGACGCGTACTGTGCCAGCGCCGAATCGTCCTTGGACAGCGCCACGATCTCGTTGACCGCGCTCGGGCCGAGGTCGCGCAGGTAGGCGTACACCTCCCCGCTCACCTTGCCCTTGATGTCCTTCAAGGCTTCCGCCCAGTCCTGCAGGGCCTTGAGTTGCTGGGTCATGCGATTCGCCAGCCGCTGGCCGGAGACGTTCTGCCGCTCGACCCTGTCGAATGCGCCGGTGAAGTTCGCAAAGGCCTTCGCCGCGTCCATCATCGTCTGCGCGAGCGACTTGACCGAGCTGCGGAACGCGTCGAGAGCCGCGGCCGCTTTGGCCGCCTTCTCCTGCTTCGCGATCTCCGCAGCCTGATCGGCCAGCAGCTTGTTGTACTGGGCCTGCCATTCGAGCTCGGCCGACTTCGAGGCCGCGGAAAATCCAACCGTGGAGCTTCCCGCTTCTTCGGCGATTCGATTGCGGCGTGCTCCCGTGCCGTATGGGTTCTCCGCTCGCTTTGGACTGTCTGTTCCTGCCCATATGAGGTTCGGCGTCTTTGACTTCGGGCCTATTCCGATTTTGCCCCACTGCTCCGTCGCCCAGTCCTGTAGCGGCCCAGCGGCCTTGGAGAGCCCGTAGGACATTGCGCCCTGGATCCCGACAGCTAGCGCGGCAATTCCTGTGAGAGCCCCGGATGCCATCCCCCCGGCGCCAGCCGCGGCCAGTCCTAGCTTCCCGAATAGTCCGATCAGCGACCCGATGCCGCTGATGAGCGGACCGATTGCGGCGACCGCAAGGCCCGCGTAGATGATGAAGTCCTGCATGCCCGGGGAAAGATTCGAGAACGCCACAGCCAGTTCGAGCGCCTTGTCGAGGACCCTCATGAGCACGTCGACCAGCTTGTTGAAGGTTCCGGTCTGGACGAGCGCCAATCCGAACTCCTTCAGGGCCGTGTTGACCTTGTTCTTCATGGTCGTCGCGAGGTCGGACCCGGTCCGCTCGAACTCCGCCATTTCATCGGCGGCACTCGCCATGACCTGTCCGTACATCGCCTGCGCCTTCTGGGCGGTCGTCAGTTCCTCGCCCATCTTGGCGATGCCGTGCGTGTACGCCCACGCCTTCGTGGTCGTGTCGTCGATCACGATGCCGAAGTCCTTGATCGCGTTCGCTCGGCCCTTGAATGCAGACGAGATGTTCTCCGCGACGGTCTTTGCGTCGGTCTCGTAGATTTCGGCCAGCGCGTACGCCGCCTCGGTCATGCCCTTCGCCATGTCGCTCGCCGCGACCTCGGTGAACCCGAAGCCCTTGACGAGCGTCTGGATGTCGGAAGCCGTGTCGCGGAAGTCGAAGGCGTCCAGCCCTCGGGCCTTCGCCATCGTGTCGGACCACGCCCGCACGGAGTCGGCCATGGACCCGAATGCATAGTCGAACTTCTGCTCCGTCTCTGCGGCGTCGAGCCCGAGCTTCACGGACGCGGCGCCCACGGCGAGGATCGGCAGTGTGATGGCCTTCGTGAGTCCCGCCCCGACCTTCTCCCATTCCTTACCGGTCGCGATGAGCTGCTTGCTGGTGCGCTTGAGTTCCTTGTCGACTCCGGATGCATCGGCGCCGATCCGGATCATAAGGCTTTTCAGAAATCCCATCGGCTCCTCCTTCTCACTTCGGCGGTTCGGACCTGTATCGGTTCAGCACGCCGTTGATGGCGGCGGTTATTTTCGCAGTCGCGTTGCTCTGGACGGCCTTGAAGGCGTCCTCGAAATACGGGCGGGCGTCCGCCTTGTTGACCTTCTTGTGGCCGAGCGCAAGCGGGATGTAGTACGCCGCGCCCTGTCCGTACGGGACGCCCAGCGACGCCCACACGCGCGTCTTCCCCTTCCGCACCGAGCGGACGAAGAACAGCTGCAGCTTGCTTCGGAGGTTGCCAGCAGGATGCGCCGGATTACCGGGCGTCGAGTTCTTGCGGCCAGTGTCGTTGAACCGGGACGAGGACCGTGCGGAATCGAGTGCCGGTCCCATCGCTTCGACAGCCGCTTCGTTCGCCGCCGTGAGGATTTCGTTCGGCATCCCCTCGAACTGTTTTAGCAGGTCCTGCAATCCCTCGACCTTGATGCTGCTTGCCATGTCGCGCGGCGGCGGGCGCTACCCCGCCGCCTGCCTCCCCTCTCACCTGCGTTTCGCCTCGTGCTCGTGCTCGATGTTCTCCAGCCGTGCCAGAGCGTGCCAGATCAAGAGTTCTTCATGCGACATGCGCTGTTCCATCTCCCCGACCGTCATGCAGAGCTCACGGGCCAGCTCGAACCTGAAACGCGTCTCCGTGCGCCCGCCTGTGGCCGGGTCGATCAGTTTTTTGTGGCGTCCTCGGTGGACAGGGTGTTGAATGCCAGCACCTCATTCGCCAGCGCGCCGACGAACTGCACCGGGGCGTTGCGGATGGCCTTCTGGTCCTCCGGCGCATCGGTGAACGCCCTGGTGCCCGCCTCGTCCTCGTAGACGCCCACGCGCACGAGGAAGCAGTTCATGCCCGTCGCGTCCTGGTCCTTGAGATACTGCGACACGCGGGCCATGTGATCCGCCGAGATCTTGCCGACGAACGCCTCGTGCTCCTCGCCGTCGACCGTGACGACCACCTTGCGGGTCTTGACGCCTTCCGCGGCGAACAGTGATTTGATGCTCATGGTTGGTGCTCCTCCTCCTGGTTCACGCCGGCTTACGCCAGCGTGTAGTCACCGGACATCTGCATCGACACGGACGCCGTGACGGCATCACTGAGATTGGACGACGGGTTGAAATCGGTGATGATGGCCGAGAACGAGTACTTGAGGCCGGTGCCGGCGGGGCAGTATTCGCAGGCGGTGATCGTGCGGGCCTTGAACAGCGCGGACAGGTAGCCCGCGAAGGTCGAGTCCCAGATGAACGTGAAGGTCAGCGTCGCGCCGTACTGCCCGCCCACGCTGCTCTTGAACGCCTGCGTGAACGCGGACACGTCGGCGACGTCGCCGGACAGCGGGAAGCTGATGTCTCTCGCATAGAGCGAGAAGTCGCGGAGCGTGCTCCCGACGTCGGTGATCTTGAGGGTCGAGTTCTTGCCATGAACAGCGGCCATGTTGGCGCCTCCTTATCTTGCCTGCAGCAGTCCGTGGAGGGTGACCGTTTCACCCGCCGCGCACGCAGCCTTGAGCCGGACGTACCGGCGGACCGTCATCGCCGCTTCGGGGACCAGGTACGCGCCGAGCGCCGTGACCGTTGCCGATGCGATGGTTCCAAGGTTGACCGAGAATCCCGAGTCGTCGGCCGTCTCGACGGTGACGACGACCGAGCCGTCGCCTCCGGCCACCGCGACCGTGCACTGGATCAGCGCACCCGCGAACGTACCCGCGAACCCCGCGCCGAGGTCCACGCCCGCAGCCGTCTGGGATGCCGCGGTCCGTTGCGCGATGGCGCCGAGCGAGATGCCGATCAGCGAGTCGCCGGAGATCTCGCAGTCCGCGGAGACCTTGACGAGCTCGGTCAGGACCGACGTGACAGGGTGCGTGTTGACGATTGTCGGGAGCCCGAATCCGGGCTCGCCCGCCGCATCGCCGTTGAGCAGGTAGGTCCAGTATGCGAGCGACCGGCCCGTGAAGGCAGCGGCGAGGATCGCCTGCGCCTCCCCTGCCGTGCCCGTCCAGAGCCCGTCGGCGGAGAAGCTGCCTCCGAACTCGTACCCGGCCTCGAACTGCTTGTACGCCGGTCCGAAGACCGACGCATCCGCAGCTGCCGCGCTCAACTTGGCGTCCGCCGCATTGAAGAACGAGGTCAGGTCGTAGCCGTTGCAGAGCAGCTTGGTATTCTTCCCGTGGAGTGGCATTCCCTTGCCTCCCTTCTAGCGGTAGCAGATGGTGGCTCTCGCCTCCATCGTCACGCGCTGTTCGTCGTATGCGGAGTCTTCGGCCAGCCCGGACCCGATGGACAGCCCGGTCACCGCGTCGATCGTCTTTCCGTTCACGACGGGCGTGCCTGTGTAGTTCCGCAGCAGCTCCGCCACGGCTTCCGCGATGTCGCGTGCTGCTTTCGTACCCGCCGCGGCACGGTCGGCCACGCACGTGAACGAGACTACGGCCGCGCGAATCATACCGGCAGGAGTGGCGAACGTCTCCTCGAGGTACTCTTCGGACTCGAGCCGGAAGTACAGGTATGGCATGGCGGCAGTGTCTGCCGGGCGGTTCGAGTGGATCCGCGTCGAGACGAGCGCCGTGATGCCCGCCGTCGCCAACAGCCACTTGTTCAAGGTTTCCTCAATGGTGTAACTCGGCATTACGGCAGCACCTCCCGCTCACTGCATCGGAGCTCCATGTAGACGTGGCGGTTCTCCACGTCCCTCGGAGGCCCGACAAGATAGAACTCTCGGGTGCCGTACAGGATGCGCCAGTCCGACTTGATCGCGGAGTAGTGGCGGATGGTGATGCGGTGGCTGATGCTACCGAACACCTGCCCGGCCAGCGCGGACATGGAGTCGGACAGCGGGTCGATCTTGGCGTAGACGCTGGACTGCGTGACGTAGGCCGTCGGGAGTTCCGCGCCCGCGTCGTCCTTGGTGTAGGTGGGCTTCTGGAGCTGGACGTAGTCCCGCAGCTCGCCGGCCTTCAAAGGATCCATCACAACCACCTGACCCTGTATGGTGCGAGCAGGTACGCCACCCGCGTCATGCAGACGTCGGAGACCTCACCGGCTTCGCGCTTCGCGTACCACTCGCCGATCAGGAGCTCCATCGCCTGCACGACCGATTTCGGCGCCGTCAGGTATCCCGTCACCGCGACGATGCGGATGGGGTTCACCGGGTACGCCGTGAAGTTCGGCCAGGTAGTCCCGTACGCCGGCACGATTCGCCCGATGGGGCCGTCCGTGTCGACGACGTAGGACGCGGCCGCGACCGTCGTCTCCGTTCCTGCGCTGTCCTTGTACTTGATGCTCGTCACGCTCGCCAGAGGCGGGAGCGGCAGCTCGATCTCGTCTTCCCAGTAGTCCAGGTAGACTTCGACCGTCTGCCGCGCCAGCCCGCGGCCCGTGTAGCTCTCGCACCATTCGCGCGCGGACACGATCATGCTGTCGAGCAGCGCGTCCTCGTCGCCGGACGTGACCCGCAGGTGGCTCTTGAGGACCGCCAAGGACAGCGGTTCAGTGACTACCGGAACCG